AGAACCTTTTCCTTGGAGGTATCCAGGTTTTATAGGCGAAAGATTTTTGGGTTTTTTTATACACGCAAACTCATTAAGTAAAATGGAAGTGCCTCTAATTTTTTTAGAATAGGAGTTTCAATGAAACTATCAGATAATTTTTCTTTGAAAGAGATGATTAAAAGTCAAACAGCTACAAGAAAAGATATTGATAATGAACCAGGTGAAGAAGAAATTGAAAATTTAAAATTGCTTTGTGAAAATGTTTTACAACCAGTAAGAGAGAATTATGGTAAAGCAGTAAGAGTAAATTCAGGATATAGAAGCCCTGAGCTTAATTCAGCAATAGGTGGTTCTAGAACATCAGACCATTGTAAAGGATTTGCAGCCGATATAGAAATTAACGGAGTTGCAAATGCTGAGTTAGCGGAGTGGATAGAATCTAATTGTGATTTTAAACAATTAATACTTGAGTTTTATACACCAGGTATTCCAGATTCTGGATGGGTTCATGTATCGTACAATGAAAATGGTAACGATAAAAAAGTAATGACTGCCATGAAAGAAAATGGAAAGACTGTTTATAAGCTTGGCTTAATTGCTTAGTGAACATCATAGATGATAAAGATGTATGGACTAAATTACCTTGGTCTTTATTATGGGTTTATGATAAACTCATACTATCAAAAAAATTAGGACATCTTTGTGGCCCAGCTGGTGTTCCAGTTCCAGAAAAAAATGATTATGTTGTAAGACCAATTACAAACATACATATGATGGGTAAAGGTGCTAGAATACAGAACCTTTCACCTGAAGATGAAATAGAACCAGGATATTTTTGGTGTGAAGTATTTAAAGGTGAACACATTACAGTTGACTATCATTATGGTCAACAAAAAACCACAGCAAAAGGTTATCCAAGGCAAGACAGATTAGATCGCTTTGATAAATGGGAACTAATAGACAAAAAGATGCCTTTTCCTGAAAGATTGGGTACTGATGTTTGTAATTATCACCGTATGCACAATCTAGATTGGACTAATATAGAATATATTGGTGGTAAAGTAATTGAAGTACATTTTAGATACAATGATGACTTTGAAAATCATAATGGCAAAGTTATCTACCCAGTTTGGAAAGATGAACAACTACCCCAACCCAAAGACTCAATATGGTATGATAGTCCTTGTGGTGATAGATTAGGCCATTGGATAGTTGAATGAAAATATATAAAGCTTTAGGGACAAATGAAATTATGGATAATATAACACATCAAATTATAAACAAAACAGCAGTTGGTGAATTATTAATTCGTATCAGAGTATTAGAAGATGAAATTATAATATTTCAAGATGAATATAAAGAAAATGGCCATAAAAATCCTTCAGGCCATTTAAGGCAAACTATTAAGATATTAGAAGATCGAGTTGAACAACTGAAAGATGATTTATTTAAACTGGATATGGGTGAACTCTTGTAATAGGCAATTGAGTATATTATGTTTGACAAATGGGGTTGATACTGATAGAATGGTATCAATGATTAAAATTTATGTGAAAAGAGGCTGTTATGAGTAAGAAAAGATGGAAGCCAAATGCAAGGCAAGAAATTGCTAAGAAAATGGCTATAGAATATAGTTTACCAAGAGCAGAAAGATACGATCTTGTAAATAGAGAATTTGACAAATCAGTAGAGCTTATTGGTTTCGTTCAAGACCCTACAAAAAATATGAATGATTTTAGAGGTCGTGAAATGTTATTTCCAAAAAGATGGGTCACCTTAGGTGTTTTTCAACAAACATCAAAGATACCCGTTTAATGGCTAAACATTATACTAACGTACTTTGTCAAGGCAATTACATACTTTATCGTGGTGTAAATAACGGTAAAAAAGTAAAGACTAAAGTAACATACACGCCAAGCCTATTCGTAAAATCTAAAAAAACTGAAACTCAATACAAAGGTATTCACGGTGAACCTTTAGATGCTATGCGATTTGAATCTATCAGAGCTGCAAAAGACTTTCAACGTAAATATAAAGATGTTGATAATTTTGACATTTACGGCATGGATCGTTTTGAATATGGTTTCATAGCAGATAATTTCAAAGGTCAAATAGAATGGAATATTAATGATATAAATGTATCAGTAATTGATATTGAGGTAAGTTCAGCTTACGGTTTTCCTGACCCATATGAAGCGAGAGCACCAATCACAGCTATTTGTATTCGCCAACTAAATGGTAATTCGGTTGTATTTGGTTGTCGTGACTATGATTGTCCTGAAAACGTAACATACATCAAATGTGAAAATGAAAATGATCTATGTAAACAATTTATAAAACATTGGCAAGAAGATTATCCTGATGTTATCTCTGGTTGGAATACAGACTTTTTTGATATACCATATTTGGTAAATCGTTTTCGTATGTTGTTTGGTGATGACTTTGCTAAGAAACTCTCACCTTGGAATAATATATGGGAAAGAAAAGTTGTTCTCAATGGGCGAGAGCTTATATCATATCATCTATCTGGTATCAATGCACTTGATTATATCGAACTATACAAATGGTATGCACCAGGTGGTAAATCACAAGAATCATATAAGCTTGATGCGATTGCAAATGTAGAACTTGGTGAAAGAAAGTTATCGTATGATGAGTATGATAGCTTGCATAATTTATATCAAGAAAACTATCAGAAGTTTATCGACTATAATATTAAAGACGTTGATCTAATTTTACAACTTGAAGGTAAGTTGAAATTAATTGAATTGGCTTTAACTCTTGCATATGATACCAAGACAAATCTTGAAGATGTATTTGCACAAACAAGAATGTGGGATTCTTTAATATACAATCATTTACTACGAAAAAATATTATTGTACCACAGAAAAAATTTAAAAAGAAAATATCTGCTTTTGAAGGCGCTTATGTAAAAGAACCTCAAATTGGTATGCACGATTGGGTTGCATCATTTGACTTAAACAGTTTGTATCCGCATTTACTTATCATGTATAATATTAGCCCAGAAACTATTATTAATGCTGATGAATATACAAAAGATATGAATGATGTGTTAACACAAGGTGTAAATGTCGAATCACTCTTATCACAAAAAGTGGATACAAAAGAATTAAACAATGTATCACTTACACCAAATGGTCAATTCTTTAGAACTACTCAACAAGGTTTCTTACCTAAGATGATGGAAGAGATGTATGAAGATCGTAAGAAATTTAAAAAGTTGATGATACAAGCTCAAAAAGATTATGAAAAGAAGCCGAGTAAAGAACTATCACATTTAATATCAAGATATAATAATCTACAACTTGCAAAGAAAGTATCACTAAACTCCGCTTATGGTGCTCTTGGTTCACAATACTTTAGATTCTATGATCTAAGACAGGCACTAGCTGTTACATTGGCAGGTCAATTAGCTATTCGTTGGATTGAAAATAAATTAAATGGATACATGAATAATTTACTTGATACGAAAGAAGATTATGTGGTTGCATCAGATACAGATTCGATTTATCTCAAACTTGGCCCATTGGTTGACAAAGTGTTTGGTGAGGGAGGAAAAGTATCTGCAAATGGAATTAAAGTTATCGAATTCATGGACAAGGTCTGTGAAGATAAGATCCAACCGTTTATTGATGAGAGTTATAACGAACTTGCTATATACGTTCACGCATACGAACAAAAAATGCAAATGAAACGTGAAGCATTGGCAAACAAAGGATTCTGGACGGCCAAGAAACGATATGTTATGAATGTTCACAATAATGAAGGTGTGCAGTACAAAGAACCACATATGAAAATTATGGGTTTAGAAGTTGTTAAGTCATCAACACCTTACGCTATTCGTGAGAAGATGCGTGAAACAATTCGTCTTGTTATCAATACCGATGAAGCTACAGTACAACAATTTATTATGGATTTTCGTGAAGAGTTTAAGAAGTTGCCTGTCGAAGATATCTCATTTCCCCGTGGTATCAACGGATTGCGTGACTATTCAGATTCAACCACACTATATAAAAAAGGCACACCAATTCATGTTCGTGGTGCCATCATGTATAATCACCTACTTAAACAAATGGAACTCACCAAAAGATATCCATTGATTCAAGAGGGTGAGAAGTTGAAGTTTACCTATTTGAAAACACCCAATCCAACTAAAGAAGATGTGATATCTTTCCCCATTCGATTCCCCAAAGAATTCGATTTAGACAAGTATGTTGATTATGATGCCCAATTCAATAAGACTTTTATTGAACCTATGAAGTTCATTTTACAATGTATCGGCTGGACTGTCGAAAAACAGAATTCCCTAGAAAGTTTCTTTAGTTAATTGCCGCACTATCAGATAGTTTTGTGTTATAATTGTATGAACAATAGGGAGTAAATATGAGTTTGCTTG